AAAAAATGGGATATCTTTCATCTGTTAAAGATGCTAGAGATACTTTAGAAAAGATATTTAATAATACAGATAATCAAAGCTTATAACTTATCTTCAACGGCAGCAAAGCGATTCTACCTATATTTGAAACTTTTGTCAAGTCCTTAAAGTATGCTATAATTAACATAACATTTATTAATATAGAAATAAAAAAATATTATGTCCAAGAAAAAACCTGAACATTATGTTAACAATAGAGAACTTTTAGAAGCACTTATAGTTTATAGGAAAAAGGTAGAAGAAGAGTTTGTTCGTAGAAACAATAGATCTCCAACAAAAGAAGATAGATCAAAACATTGGGAGGGTAAACCACCGATCCCAAATTACTTAGGAGATTGTTTTCTTAAAATTGCCACTCATTTGTCATATAAACCAAATTTTGTAAATTACATGTTTCGTGAGGACATGATTTCTGATGGTATTGAAAATTGTGTTCAGTACATTCATAATTTTGATCCAGAAAAAAGTAGTAATCCATTTGCTTATTTTACTCAGATTATTCACTATGCATTTTTAAGAAGAATTCAAAAAGAAAAGAAGCAGTTGGAAATAAAAAATAAAATTATAGAAAGAAGTGGATTTGATGAGGTCATGATGATAGATGAGGGCTTGCTTACTGGGAGTAGTTCGGAGTATAATAGTATTAAGGACGCCATTCAATACCGCAATAAATGAAGGTAGCAATTATTACAGATACTCATTATGGGGCAAAAAAAGGTTCAAAGTATCTTCATGACCATTTTGAACTTTTTTATAAAAATGTATTTTTTCCTTCCCTAGAAGAATACAATGTAGAAGCAGTTATTCATATGGGAGATGCTTTTGATAGTCGTAAATCAATTGATTATCAAAGTCTTGAGTGGTCAAAGCGGGTGGTATTTGACCCACTTAAAAAATATGATGTTCATATGATTATTGGTAATCACGATACATATTACAAAAATACCAATACAGTAAATTCTCCAGAACTTCTTCTTCAAACTTATTCTAACATTAAGACTTATAGTAAACCGACAGAAGTTAATATTGGTGGATTAGATATTTTATTTTTACCCTGGATCAATCAAGAAAATGAAGAACTTAGTTTTAAACTTATTGAAAAGACAACTTGCAAGTGTGCGATGGGGCACCTTGAGTGCCAAGGATTTAGAGTTAATCGACAACTCGTCATGGAACATGGTTTGGAGAGCCAATTATTTGAGAAGTTCGATAGGGTCTACTCGGGACACTATCACACTAGATCGTCTAACGGGACAATCTATTACTTAGGAAATCCATATGAAATGTATTGGACTGATGTAAATGATACTCGTGGTTTCCACATTTTTGATACAGAAACATTAGAACATACTCCAGTTAATAATCCTTATAAATTATTCTATAACATTTATTATGAAGATACTCCTTATCAATTATTTGATGCCACCGAGTATGAAGATAAAATTGTTAAGGTGATTGTTCGTAAAAAGTCTAAACCAAAAGATTTTGAAAAATTTATTGATAAACTTTACTCTGCGAAAGTTCAAGAACTCAAGATTGTAGAAAACTTTGATATTATAGAAAATGAAGATTTTCAAATTGAAGAGGAAGAAAGTACAATCTCAATTTTAAATCGGTATATTGATGAGTCTGAATTTGAATTCGACAAAGGAATTATTAAAGAAATTTTTCAAGACCTCTATCAACAAGCTTGCGAAGTAGAATAAATGTTTCTCCTTACTCTCAAAGACAGAAAAGATGATGGAGCATATGCTGTACAGGATCAATACGGGCAGAAAGTCTTGTTTCTTTTTGAAGAAGAAGATGATGCAACTCGTTATGCTTTAATGCTTGAGGATCAAGAAGAAACTGAGATGGATGTTGTTGAAGTTGACGACGAACTTGCAATAAAAACTTGCAAGATGTATAATTACAAATATGCTGTGATTACTCCTGACGATATCGTAATTCCCCCAAAAAATGTTAGTATTTCATAAAATCAAATGGAAAAATTTTCTCTCAACTGGAAATCAATTTACAGAAGTTAACTTAGAAAAGAATAATACAAATTTAATTATTGGAACAAACGGTGCTGGTAAATCCACAATTCTTGATGCACTTACGTTTGTTCTTTTTAATAAACCCTTCAGAAAAATCAATAAACCTCAGTTAGTTAATACTGTAAACGAAAAAGATTGTTTGGTTGAAATTCAATTTTCTGTTAATAATAGGGAATATTTGGTTAGACGTGGAATTAAACCAAATGTTTTTGATATTGAAGTAAATGGAAAATCACTTCATAAAGAAGCAGATGATCGTGCTAATCAAAAAATTCTTGAAGAAAATATTCTAAAGGTAAATTATAAATCTTTTACCCAAATTGTTATTCTAGGAAGTAGTACTTTTGTGCCTTTTATGCAGTTGACGACTGCAAATCGTAGGGAAGTTATTGAAGATCTTTTGGATATTCGCATTTTTTCTGCGATGAATAATATTGTCAAAGATAAAATTCGCGCTCAAAAAGATGAGATTAAATCTTTAAATGTTGTAAAAGAAAATCTTAAAGATAAGATTAAAATGCAGCAAGAGTTTATTGAAGAACTTGAAAACCGTGGAAATGCCAATATAAATGCCAATAAAGAAAAGATTGCCAATTTAGATAAAGAAGTTGGTGATTATATGATGGGCAATTCGGTGATTGAAGAAGACGTTTTCAAAGTTCAAAAAGATCTTGAAGATTATGTTGGAGCAACAGATAAGTTAGTAAAGCTTAACAATCTTAAGGGTAAAATATCTCAAAAAGTATTTTCAATTACCAAAGAACATAAGTTTTTCACTGAAAATACGGTATGCCCTACATGCACACAAACTATAGAAGAAGAGTTTAGGTTAAATAGAATTACAGACGCTCAAGATAAAGCAAAGGAACTCCAGAAAGGTTTTCAAGAACTTGAGGAGACAATAAAATTAGAACAAGAGAGAGAGCGTCAATTCACAGTTCTGTCTAAGGAGATTACTAAACTCAACTATGAGATTTCTCAAAATAATACTCGGATTTCCCTCAATCAGAGACAAATACGAGAACTCGAATGTGAAATTCAAACTATTACCAAGAACCTTGCAAACAGAAATACTGAACATGAGAAGCTAGAAGAATTCCAAACTAATCTCCAAAAAACAATAGAAGACCTTTCTAACAAAAAACAAAAAATCGTTTATTACGATTTTGCCTATTCCTTACTTAAGGACGATGGTGTAAAAACGAAGATAATTAAGAAGTATCTTCCGTTCATAAATCAGCAGGTAAATCGTTATCTTCAGATGATGGATTTTTATATTAATTTCTATTTGGATGAAGAATTTAATGAAACTGTAAAATCTCCTATTCATGAACATTTTTCATATAGTTCTTTTAGTGAAGGAGAGAAAATGAGAATTGACTTAGCACTACTCTTTACCTGGAGAGAAGTGGCAAGAGTTAAGAATTCCGTGAATACAAACCTGCTGATTATGGATGAGGTGTTTGATAGTTCACTTGATGGATTTGGAACTGAAGAGTTCCTTAAAATTATTCGTTATGTCATTAAGGATGCTAATATTTTTGTTATTTCCCATAAGACTGGACTTGAAGATAAGTTTGAAAGTGTGATAAAATTTGATAAAGTAAAAGGATTTAGTAGGATAGGTGTATGATTGGAATTATTGGAAATGGATTTGTTGGTAATGCAGTATATCAAAACTTAAGAGATAAAGTAACTTGTAAGGTTTTTGATGTAGATAAAAACAAATCTTTTAATACTTTGGAAGAAGTTTTAAAGCAGGCATTTATTTTTGTATGTCTTCCAACTCCGATGAAAAGTACGGGAGAGTGTGATCTTTCTATTTTGGATAGTTTTTTTAAAGACCTTCCAAAATCTGTTGATGGTATTTTTGTAATTAAATCAACAGTACCAATTGGAACAACTAAAAAATACTCTAAAAAACATAAAGTTATTCACAATCCAGAATTTTTAACTGCTAGGAATGCGGTTGAAGATTTTAGGAATTCTGAAAGAAATGTTGTTGGTGGAGATAAAAATCTTTGTCAACAGTTTGTAAATTTCTTTAAAACTATATTTCCAAACATTCCAAGTGTTATAACTAGTTCTGATGAAAGTGAAGCAATTAAATATTTTGCAAATAGTTTTCTTGCTTGTAAAGTAGCATACTTTAATAAAATGTATGATCTTTGTGAAGCAGTTGGAATGAATTATGAAACTGTTTGCTCTGGTGTAACTTCGGATAGACGTATTGGCAATTCGCATACACAAGTTCCTGGTTTTGATAATGACCGTGGATTTGGGGGAACCTGCTTTCCCAAAGATCTGAATTCCCTCATAGTTCAGATGGAAACCCACGGGGTGGATGCTGATATGCTAAAATCTGTATGGATCTACAACCAACAAATTCGCACGGTCATAGACTGGGCCGTAACCTACGATGAACACCCCAAACTGGCAACATCACTCAAAGAAGGAGCAGAAGCGGAAACTTAAACCGCAAGCACTCCGACAAGCAAAGGCACGACGCCAAGCACTCAAGAAGCGCCTCTCACGGGGCGCTTCTTTCGTATAAATACCTAAAAACCATAAAATGAAAACATTTCAAGAATTTCAAACTGAAAGTAAATCTCAAGAATTTAAGGATAGATTGGAACGATTGAAAAAAAGAAGTGCTGCTACAGATGCTGAAGCACAAAAAACTGCATCTCAAGCTAGATCTGATTTTGATAGATTATCTACATCAGTTGAAAAATATAAAAAAACAGTTAGTACAGATAGGAAAGCAAATCCTCATGCGGATGAGAACTGACTGTAAATATAAATAACTAAAAAGTTTTTTATAAAAAATGGAAGCACAACAGATGCAGTCTTTGTTTGAGGCATATCAAACCGTATATGTCCAAGA